TCGTCTGCACGGATAAGGTAGTTTTTTACCTCGTCAGAATCGACGTAGACCTCAGTGCCGTCCGGTCGTTTGACCGTGGCGCCGTCCGTATTACGGAGCGCCCAGCGGCGGACTTCCTGCGCGGACTTGATTTTAGCCTCAAGCGCTTCCTGCGTATCGACATCAGCCAGCGGGTTCTCCGCGGAGGGCTGAAGGACGGGGCGGCTGGCTTCGTTGACCTGCGCCTCTAGTTCGGCGAGCTTGGTCTTGGCCTGCGCGTATTCGGTCTCCAGCGTCTGCGCCTTTTCAAGGGCTTCCTTTTTCTGGGCCGTCAGCTTGTCGATCCGCTTTTGGACTTTCTCCTGCGGAACCGGGGCGTCGTCGTCTTCGGACTCTTCGTCCTCGGACTCCTTGGCATCTTCATCTTCGGACTCTTCCGCGGGCTTTTCAGCCTCGGATTCATCCGACTCGTCATTGTCAGAGAGCTTTTCTTCTTCGGCGTCGGTCTTGGGATCAGCCGCTTCCGGTGCTGGTTGATCCAGTCCGACGAGCGCTTCGCTGATCGACATAACGTCGAAATCTTCCACATCTACGGCCGGAGCCGCGTTATCTGTCGCCATGAGCTTTACCTCTCAAGTAGGAACCAGGCAGAGCGTCTGCCAGTCCGATCAAACCGGTGTGCCATGCGGGCACAGCTCAACTTTGATACTACCAGTATAACGACTACTGGACAAATGTCCAGCAAAAAAGTTGAGGGTTGAGAGATGAGGGTTGAGTTGTGTCACAAAGTGTGCAGTGCTTTTGTGACAAAGATGGCCTTACACTAAGCGCGAGGCTTCGGTGCGGCGCTGCTCGAGGGTGTCCCACAGCTCCTGCAAGGCGTTGAGCTGGCCGGCGGCGTGGGCGAGGTAGCCGGGTTCTTTGGCGGTGGCCATGGTGGCGACCAAGGTGCTGGCGTCGGCGATGCGGTCCTGCAGCTCAAGCATGACGGCGAGGTATGCCGGCGGTGCCTGGTCGCGGGAGAAGGCGAGGGCGCCCTCGCGGTCGAAGTCTTCGCTGACGGTGTAGAGGTCGGTGGGGATGGTTTTGGTTTTTTGCGTGAACATAAGGTGTTTGCGGCGGTGGCGGGATTTGCACCCGCTGTGACACATATTTTGCTGTTATTTTGTGTCAGACCACTGTCTGGCTGCGTGTCCTGCTCCACGCCGCACCGCCATGAGCTTTATGATGTTTGTGTTCGGGGTTTGCGAATGGCGAATACAGTCGTTCGTATGGGTTAAGGCGTCATCCGCGACGCATTACGATGATCTCCAGCGCATGGATGGCATTCTGCATATGCGGGCCGCATTCCCGGCAGATGGGGCCGTAGTGGGTGTCGTGGCCGTGGACATCTTGGATACGAAGCGGCTTGGCACAGATGCCGCAGCGCGGGATGTCACTGCCGCGGCGTCCGGGGCGCAGGCGGCTGGGCGGGGATGGCGGCGACATGGTCATCAGTAGCTGCCTCCTCCGTGGCTGCGCAGGATGTCACCCTCGACGTTGATGGCGTCGGAGAGGCAAACGTAACGAAGCAGATCGACGAAGTCCTTGGTTGCTCCCTTTTTACCGTCAGCCGCAGTGTAAGTTTGTAGGGCGTAGATGACATTTTTGCAGTTTTCGCTGATGTACAGCTTCGGCTGGTTGCGCGCGTCCACCGGCTTCTCGGGATTGTATGACAGGGCGTCATTGATCATGCTGACGCCCTCATCGATGCTGTCGCCCGGTGTCGCCGTGAAGAGCATGCCGAGGTCGGCCATCTCGTCGATGAGGGTCGTTGGGGATTCCTTGCCGAGCGTGCGGGCGTTGCCATAACGCGAATCCATCCACCGCTCAAAGATTTCCTCGCCGCCTTCAACGCGCAGGATCTCGTCTTTGTAGCGCTCAAGGCCGAAGCCGAAGTCTTGCTGCGCGGGTCCGGGCTTGCCGTCGAGCTTCTTGCCATCGGGAAGCGCCCACTCGCCGGCGTAACCAATGCCCTCTATGTATGACGTTTGGTCGGGCCACTCGCGGTAGACAACGATGCGGCCGGCAGTGTCATGCACCGTCCAAATCATCGCCCAGTTTTTGCCAGACGCCGGATCGACCCAATGGTAGCGGGTGCCTTGCGGGACATCCGAGGCGCGGATGACGTGGACCTTGGGATTGAACAAGGGAAAGCGGCCGCTGATGGCTTTGGTTGGGACGCCGTAAGCGCGGCAGAGGATTTTTTCCTTCGTCTCGCTCTGCAGCTCTTTTTTCATCCGAGACCAGCCGGCCCAAGGATTGCTTTGGGTGTGGAAGTAAAGGATCGGGCGACCTTTCGGATTCATCTGCTCAATGGGCACTTTGTCGTAGCCGGAGATCTCGCCTTTGTCGTTTTTGAGGGGCAGCAGCTCGGCGTCCGTATCGGTGACGGTCTTGGCGCCAGACAAATAGTCGGCCACGGTCGGCGACCAGCCTTGCACTGGGGTGAAGGTGACGGCCAACTTGCCGTTTCTGTCTACGAGGCGAAATCGCAACGTCTCTAAAACATCAAGAGGCACCAATTCGTCTGCGTGGCAGAAATCGACCTCTCCACCTTCAATTGTGCTCGGATCTTGCGCGTAATTACGAAACACGCAGATGCTTTGGTTCGGCGCAACGAATTTTCCCTCAGTAAATCCGCCCTTGACGCTGTAGGTGATGTTGGTGACCTGTCCTTTGCGCGCGTTACGCCACTCCGGCGGCATGTATTTCCAGATGCGCGGCTGCTGAAGCTCAATGCTGTTCGGAGCAGTGGTTTGAAAGCACCAGACAACGGCCCCGGGCTTGGAATACATAGTCTTGATGACCTCCTTGGCCGCCCACTCGGTCTTGCCGCTGCGGTTTCCGCCCATGACGAGGATCTCGCGGTGCTTTTCAAGCAGCTCTGACGCGCGCTTCCACACCGGCGGGATGTAGCCATAGCGAAACGGGTCTGATGCCTCGCGGGCGATCAGTTCTTCCCTCGTTTTTAAGTATTTCCAGCCTTCGTCCGGCCCCAGTTTCTCGAGCAAGTCGAGATCGACCTGCATGACAGGGTGCGGCGACGGCTTAAACCGTGTCTGATGTTCGTTCACTCACTCCACTGCGCCGACTCCGCGGCGCTCCTTCCTCTAAAATGTAAATGGGCGCTGGCTAGGCAATTCGTAACAACGGTCCTGCCCAGGACCGTTGTTACGAATTGCCTAGCCAGCGCCCAAAATGTCCAAAGTCGGATTCTCCGCGCAGGCGAGCTGGTCGATGCGCGCGGTCAGCCACCGGCCGTTATCTTCGCGGCAGACGGTGACGTAGTCGTTCTCAAGGCCGCCCTGGGTGACAACGTACAGCGCTCGGCAGGTGCCGATGCCGTCTACTTCGACGCGGAAGTTTTGGGGTGGCCAAGAGATCATTGGAAAATAGTGACGGCGCCCCAGTCGTCTTGCGCGCTGGAGCTGGGCATCCCCGGAATGTCCGCGCGGCCACACCACATGAACCGCGGCAAGAACCCGCTTGAGCCGTCAATTAAAGTCATTTTGATTGTTTGCGCTTGCGCATCTCGGCGCAAAGCGCGTCCGCTTTTTTCTTCGCTTCTTTAGCGACAAGTTTCTCGCGCTTGCTCTTGAGCAGCGTGATGGTTTTGTCGATTTCAGCGATTTCGGGCGTGAGAATGCTGAAGTTAGTCATAAATGGTTACTCTCCATAGCCCGATCTGAGCCACCGCATAGCCAAACCAAATCAGACTATGCCAGTAGCGGTGCTGGATGAGGCCGAGGTCGATGGCGACCGTGAAATAGATCAATCCGACCAAGGCGATGAGGGCGCCGGATGTCATCGCTTGTTGAGCGCCTCTTTTAAGTCTTGTCGAGTGTAGTGCAGGTCGGCCAACAGCACCTCGTTGGATTCGCTCATTTCGTTGGCGATCCTTCTGGCCTCGCGCAGCTCCTGCTCAAGGCGCTCAATGTGCGCACACGCTGCGTCGATAGCTTCGCCGACCTTTCCCGGCTGCGGCTGCGGGATGCTGTCATCGCCGCGGCGCCAGCGGTTAAACTCGCGGAGGAAGGTGATGATTTCCGTCGTGGAGGTCATCGGCGCGCTTTGGCGGTCTTGGCGGATGCGCGGAAGGCTTTGGCGGTCGGAGCGCCGGCGGAACCGGGTTTGCGCATGCGCTCACCGCTTCCGGCGGCGATGCGGGCTTTCTTGGCGTGGATGTTTGCGTAGAGTCCTGCGGGTTGTTTCATAATTATTCTTCTTCGTTGTTTCCGTAGCGGATGGCCCAGGCGAACATGCCGCCGTAGGCTGCTAGGGCGCCAAGCACTACGCCCAAGGCAAGGCCGATGAGGATGTAGCCGGCAGCGGTCATTCGTGGACGCGCCTCCATTTATCCTTCCACATCGACCTCGCCATCGTGGCGGACCTCTCG